GCAATTGGCAGGTATGTTGCACAAAGGGCGGGCATCGGTATCAACGCGGGTCGCATCCGTGGCATCAACAGCAAAATCAGAGGCGGAGAAGTTCAGCACACAGGCGTTGTTCCATTTCTCAAAAAGTTTGAAGCAACTGTCAGATGCTGCACTCAAAATGGCATCAGAGGTGGATCAGCAACTGTCCACTTCCCAATCTGGCACCAAGAAATAGAAGACATTATTGTTCTGAAGAACAACAAAGGTACAGAAGACAATCGCGTAAGGAAACTTGACTACTCTATCCAGATTTCAAAACTTTTCTATGAGCGTTTCATCCAGGATGGAGAGATTAGCCTCTTCTCACCGCATGACGTACCAGGTCTCTATGATGCTTTTGGTACTGATTCATTTGACGATCTCTATGTGGGCTATGAATCAGATCAGTCTGTTCCAAGAAAAATTATCGGAGCACAGAAACTCATTCTTGATCTTCTAAAGGAACGTGCTGAGACAGGTCGTGTCTACATCATGAACATTGACCACTGCAATTCTCACTCATCCTTCAAGGATAAGGTGAACATGAGCAACCTGTGTCAGGAGATCACTCTGCCTACCCATCCTATCAATCATATTGATGATGGTTTTGGTGAGATTGCTCTTTGTATTCTTTCAGCAATCAATGTTGGTAAGGTGAGGTCAGATGAAGAACTTGAGGATCTTTGTGATCTTTCTGTTCGTTCACTTGATGAGTTGATTGACTACCAGGACTACCCTGTAGAGGCAGCCAGAATCGCCACTAAGGCACGTAGATCTCTTGGTATAGGTTTTATTGGTCTTGCTCACTATTTGGCAAAACTTGGGTATAAGTATGATTCGCAAGAAGCATGGAATGCAGTTCATGGACTTTCTGAATCTTTCCAGTTCTTCCTTCTGAAAGCATCTAATCAACTGGCAAAGGAAAAGGGTCATTGTGAATACTTTGGTCGCACCAAGTATGCTGATGGCATCCTTCCAATTGATACATACAAGAAAGATGTGGACGAGATTACCACTCAGGAGTTACAACATGATTGGGAGACTCTTAGAGCATCTATCCTGGAATCAGGTCTCCGACACAGCACTCTGTCCGCACAGATGCCATCGGAGAGTAGTTCCGTTGTGTCAAACGCAACCAATGGAATCGAACCACCTAGAGCATACCTGTCCATTAAGAAATCAAAGAAAGGACCTCTTAAGCAAGTTGTTCCGTCGTACCACACATTGAAAAATAACTACACACTTTTGTGGGATATGCCTAACAATACTGGTTACATAAATGTAGTGTCTGTGATGCAAAAATTCTTTGATCAAGCCATATCTGGTAACTGGTCGTATAATCCCGAACATTTCCCTGATAATGAGGTTCCAGTTTCGGTTATGGCAAATGACCTTTTGACTACATATAAGTACGGGTGGAAAACTTCTTACTATCAAAATACTCATGATATGAAGAATGATGAAATGGAAGAAGAAAAACCCAATCTTCAAAATCTGTTAAGTGAGCTAAGTAACGTAGAGGAGGGAGAGTGTGAATCCTGTGCAGTTTAAAATTTCTTCAGTAGAAGAATCTTCAACAAAAGTTAAGGGCATGACAGTCTTTAACACTGAACAAGTTAATACTAAGAAGCAACCAATGTTTTTTGGTAAACCTTTAGGAATTCAAAGATACGATTCATACAAATACCCAATTTTTGATAAACTAACAACTCAACAACTTGGATACTTCTGGAGACCCGAAGAGGTTTCTCTCCAGAAGGATCGTGGAGATTATCAAACTCTCCGTCCAGAGCAGAAGCACATCTATACTTCTAACCTGAAGTACCAGATCATGCTTGATTCTATTCAAGGTCGTGGTCCTGGTATGGCATTCATTCCATACTGCTCACTCCCTGAGTTAGAAGCATGTATGGAAGTGTGGGGATTCATGGAGATGATTCATTCTCGTTCCTACACCTACATCATCAAGAACGTCTATTCAGACCCCTCTGAGGTCTTTGATAAAATCGTCACCGATGAGCGTATTCTAGAGCGTTCTAAGAGCGTTACAGAGGCATATGATGACTTTATCACTGCTGCACATCAATACGACAACTCAAATGATTGGATTCATGCATTGGAGGGAGTTCCAAATGCACTTGAAGGTAAGTATGAACTGAAGCGTAAACTCTATCGTGCTGTTGCCAATGTCAACATACTGGAAGGCATTCGCTTTTATGTCAGTTTTGCTTGCTCTTTCGCATTTGGTGAACTCAAACTTATGGAGGGATCCGCTAAGATCATCTCCCTTATTGCAAGAGACGAGAATCAACACCTGGCAATCACCCAAAACATTTTGAACAAGTGGCGCGATGGTGATGATCCTGAAATGAAACAGATCATGAAGGAAGAGCAAGAGTGGACATACAAAATGTTTGATCGTGCAGTCAATGAAGAGAAGCGTTGGGCAGATTATCTGTTCAAGGACGGATCAATGATTGGTCTGAATGATAAACTTCTTCAGCAATATGTTGAGTGGATTGCAAACAGAAGGCTTAAGTCAATTGGTTTGACACCACAATATGATATTGCTGCAAAGAACAATCCCCTGCCATGGACAGAGCACTGGATCTCCTCTAAGGGTCTTCAGGTCGCTCCACAGGAGACTGAAGTTGAATCTTATCTGATTGGTGGAATCAAACAGGATGTTAAGAAGGACACGTTCTCTGGATTCAAACTTTGATAGATAGGGGAGAGCAATCTCCCCCTTTTATGTCGAAAAATCAACTCAAGAAAGAAGAATTTAGAATTCGTGTGTTAAAATTAAAAGCGCAGTTACAAGATGATCCTACTTGGTATTCTAACCCCAAGGACCTTGCTCATAAATACCTGAACAAGGTTCTTGATATCATTGATGAGTATAGATATTGATTATGAAAACCCCTGGATGTATAATGAAGTTGCTTTTACCAGTGATGATATTGGGGAGTACTTTGGTTTTGTTTATCTCATTACCAATAAGTCCAACTCACGACGTTACATTGGTAGAAAGTATTTTTGGTCGTTTAGAAAACCAAAGGGGAAGAAAAGAAAGGTAAAGTCCGAATCTGATTGGAAAAAGTATTATGGGTCTTGTCCAGAACTTAAAGAAGAAATTGAACGATTGGGGAGACAAAATTTTAGTAGAACTATCTTATCTTTACATAAAACACCTGGCAAAACAAACTACGAAGAAACAAGACAACTCTTCACAAACAACGTCCTCACCGAATCTCTTGACGACGGAACTCCAAAGTACTATAATAGTAACATCCTCTCAAGATACTTTAGAAAGGACTACTATGAAAATGGAAACTGAAGACATTGTTTCTCATGTTCGTGAGTGGGCAATTGGAGCAATAGATTCTAAAGGAGAACTTGACGAAATCTATGATCAACTTGCAATCATTGATGAGTTTCATGAATGGTTGGCACTCAAAGATGATGAACTTGAAATCATGAGTATTGACGAAATCTCTGAAGAGGAGTACAATAATTACATTGATGGGGTTGAGAGAAGTTAATCCCTTCTTGGGCTCATAGTTAAGCGGATATAACTACCGCCTTCTAAGCGGTCGTCCCTGGTTCGATTCCAGGTGAGCCTGTTGGTTTACTAAATAGATTAGAACAAGTTATTCTAATCCATGAGTAAACCTTATAAACTGATGACGGAAGAAGAGAAATCTGCTTTCAATCAGTATTGTATTCAGAGGTGGCGTCAAAGAAAACTTGATGCTGTTGAATACAAAGGTGGTAAATGTCAACAATGTGGATACAATAAGTATCCGGATGTGTTAGAATTTCACCATCGCAATCCTAATGAAAAAGATGCATCTTGGAATAAGATACGACTTTGGAGTTGGGATAAAATTAAGGTAGAGTTAGACAAATGTGATATACTTTGTTCTAATTGCCACCGCGAAGTTCATGTAGAACTTCGTAATGCGGGCATAGTGTAGCGGTAACACGCAATCCTTCCAAGTTTGAATCACGAGTTCGATCCTCGTTGCCCGCTCTTGGAACCTGATCAGTTCCATATCTGTGGATGTGATGTAAGGAAACACACCTTTATAAAGGTATGCAGGTATCAAATCCTGTCATCCACACATTCCTCTGTAGCTCAGCGGTAGAGCTATCGACTGTTAATCGATTGGTCGCAAGTTCGAATCTTGCCGGGGGAGTCGGGCGATTAGCGCAGCGGTAGCGCACCTCCTTTACACGGAGATGGTCGGGGGTTCGAATCCCTCATCGCCCATGATAAATAAATCACTTGCTTTGAATTGGATGAAGAACGATGTTAGTAGTAAGATGCAAAGATTGCAACAGAGAGTTAACTGGAACAACTAAAACACA